CAAAAAAAAAAGAAACGAGTAAATTTTAATTTATAAATAAACAATTAAATCGTGTTTCCATCCTTGATCTATATCTATTCTCTTAATTATTAATTCGTAATCCTTAAATTCATATGAAAATTCGTGTTTATTATCTTTTATAAACACTAGTTTTGTATTTGACTCATATAATTTATTTAATTTAACTATTTTAGTACTTATTTCACTATTTCCAATATATATATATTTATACAAAAATGGTGTTGGACTATTAAAAGTAGCTTTATATTTATCATTATCAGGATATAATAAATCAGATGAATAATTATGCATTCTAAATTGTATACACCCATTACTTCCTGAACATCCTTCAAAATGAGATCTATGAAAAATTTTTCCATTTTTATAATTTTGATTTTCATGCCATAATTCTCCTCTTTCAATGCTAGAAGTCTTTTGTGACACATAAAATATATCTTTATTAGTAATATCTTTATAAATTACATCCGTCATTACACTTGGTCCGGTTGCTAAAAAAATATTATATTCATAATTGTTTACTCTTTTGACTACTTCTTTTATAATATTTAATATTATTGGATTTTTTGGCTTTGAAATTATTGGTGTATTCATAATATTTTTACCTTGATCATAAATAATATAATGATCCATATTATAATCAATATACCTGTTTAAATTCTTCCCAATAGAACTATCTAAATCAATATAAATACCACCATAAATATATATAGCTATATATCTTAAAAAGTCACCTTTAGCAGCACCAATATGCAATTTATCAAATGCATCAAAAACTTCTTTATCAAAATTCTTTTTTATTAAATCTATGCCTATTTCATCAGTAATTAAATAATAATCATGATCCGGATTCAAATTCAAAAAATTAATTATATTTTGATAAACTCTTTCATGTATATAATCATTTTTATATGTTTGTATTATAATTTTTGGTATACTATATTTATTAGTATCCGGATTTTTTGCTTTTATAAATGTTGGTATATTTTTCATATTATATATTATTACTAATAATATATAATTAAATAAAAATTTTATTTATCAAGCCTCCATCGTGGATCGAACACGAGACCTTTTGCTTACAAGGCAAACGCTCTACCGCTGAGCTATGGAGGCATTTATTTTGAATACTAAAAAGTTTACTTAGTAATATATTTATCAATTAAATAGTTTACTATAGGTTGATTTAAATAAACATATGTATAACCTAACAAACCACCTAATAAAAATCCCTCATTAAAAACAATGTCATTTATAGATTTTACATGAGGTAAAAATCTATAACTATTATAATACGTTTTATTATATAATCCTTTAGAAATTAAATATAAATGACTAGCTGACAAAGCACCAATAGGAATCCAAATAAAATATCTATACATAATTATTAAATATAATAGTTTTTTTAAATAGTTTTTAAACAGTTGGATTATATTGCCAATCTAATTCTTCACAAACTTTTTTCCAAATTTGATCTTGTTCTAATTGTTTTTCTCTATCTTTCATAAGTGGAATGTAAGGTAAATATTGCGTTTGATCTAATAAAACACATAATTGATAGAGAGTATATGTATAATTAAAAAAATTAGTTCTGTTGGCGGGACAATGAATAGCCCATGGTTTTTGAATTTCTATAAAAAGAACACATAATGTTTCATGAAGTTCTTCACTCATAATAGGTGGTCGAATACCAAAAATAGAATTAATATATTGAATATGCTCAAAATACTTGTTGTATCCTAATTTTCTTAGAATTTCTCTCATTTTATCATAATTTAATTCCTTTGTAACATCTCTAATACGTTCTTTTTTTATTCTATTTTTAATATCTTCAATGACTTGTTCAGGAATTTGTGTAGTTTCTTTCGCTTGAAACTGAGATAATATTTCTTTAAAATGATTCAATCGAATATAAGATGTATATGAAACTTCGTGAGGTGGCTCTTTATTAAGAGGTTTTGAACTATCAACAATGTGATGAATGAAATTACCACAATTAGTATTATTGCATATAATAACACCATCATCTTCTTGTGGAATCATTTCACCTTCATAACAAAAATGACAAATATTCGTATCAAGGACAAAGTCTTGCTGATTTGTAATTTCATTGTTCACATTTTTCCAATATTGAACCATAGATTTTTTGGAAATATCTACTTTATCAATATTTTCATCAGAAGATATTTTAAAAAATGAATTTAAAACATTTACATTTTTTGAATCACCTGAAGAGATATTTTTTTTATCTTCAAAATAATTGAATAAATGCTCAGAATTATTAACAAAATATTTCTTTTTCTTTCTTTTAATATTTTTGATTTCTTGATTAATATTGTCAATTTCATCTTTTATATTCATAATATCATCAATCTTAGAATGTGTTTTAAGATGCTCTTTTAATTCAGATCTTCTATTAATTAATTTAGGTATTATTGTTTTTTCATCATTCTCAAATTCTTCAATAAATTCACTATGTTTTTTATCAATATTGTGAATAAATTTATTATTTTTCATAGTTTAAATATTTTATAGTTACATATCTATATTTTTTTATTGCAATTTAATTTAAAACAATACGTAGTTATAAAATCCAAAAAATAAACAAATATATAAAATATGGATCAAAATATTCAAAAAGACTCAAATATTAAAATGGATAAAAAAGAGTTTTATAAAATGAAATTTATAATGAATGCTTTGCAGGAAGGATGGTCTGTTAAAAAATCGGATGATACTTATATTTTTAAAATGAAACATAATGGTAAAAAAGAAATATACAAGGAGGAATATTTAGAAGATTTTATCAATCGAAATATATGTCTCAATAACAAAAGTTTTTAGTAGAAAAAAATTAAATTAAAATTTTATAAATAATTAATTTAATTTCTCTGAAATTATTTTCTTTAGTAATATTATATACTCAATATGGGTGGTGCATTGATGCAATTGGTGGCCTACGGGGCCCAAGACGTTTTCCTTACTGGTACTCCTGAGATCACCTTCTGGAAGGTCTCATACAGAAGACACACAAACTTTGCTATGGAATCCATTGAACAAACTTTCAACGGACAAGCTGACTTCGGTAAGCGTGTCACCTGTACTATCTCCAGAAATGGTGATCTTGCCTACAGAACTTATCTTCAGGTCACTCTTCCTGAGATCAACCAAAATGTCGCATCTGGTGATGTGTATGCTCGTTGGTTGGACTTTCCTGGAGAGCAACTTGTCTCTACCGTCGAAATCGAAATCGGTGGTCAGAGAATCGATCGTCAATATGGTGACTGGATGCACATCTGGAACCAATTGACCCTTACATCTGAGCAACAAAAGGGATACCACAAGATGGTCGGTAACACCACTCAGCTTACATACATCACTGATCCTAACTTTGCTGCTGTTAACGGACCTTGTGCTGCTTCCGGTGGACCTGCTCAAGTGTGCGCTCCTAGAAACGCCCTTCCTGAGACTACTCTTTACGTTCCTCTTCAATTCTGGTACTGCAGAAATCCTGGACTTGCTCTTCCTTTGATTGCCCTTCAATACCACGAGGTTAAGATCAATCTTGATCTTAGACCTATTGGTGAATGTTTGTGGGCTGTGTCCAAGCTTAACGAGACTGACCCTGCCAAGTCTGTCTCTGTTTCTGCTGCCTACCAACAATCCCTTGTTGCTGCTTCTCTTTACGTTGATTATATCTTCCTTGATACCGATGAGCGTAGAAAGATGGCCCAAAACCCTCACGAGTACCTTTTCGAGCAACTTCAATTCACTGGTGATGAATCTGTTGGTTCTTCTTCCAACAAGATCAAGCTTAACTTCAACCACCCTTGTAAGGAACTTATCTGGGTTGTCCAGCCTGATGCCAACGTTGATTACTGCTCTGCCTTGAATGGTGGTGAAGTTCTTTACAAGACTCTTGGTGCCCAGCCTTTCAACTACACTGATGCCATTGATGCTCTTCCTAACGCCGTCCACGCCTTCGGTGGTGATGCTGAGGTCTCTGGTGCCAATGCCTTCATCAATGCTTCTGGTCTTTTCCAAGCTCCTGGTGCCACTGATGGTACTGTCTCCACTGGTGCCGAAGCCGGTTTTGCCGCTGGTGTCGGATCCACAGTCTCTGATGCTGGAACTTTCGTTCTTTCTGAGACTGCTCTTGACCTCCATTGTTGGGGTGAGAACCCTGTTGTCACTGCTAAGCTTCAGCTTAACGGACAAGACAGATTCTCTGAGCGTGAGGGATCCTACTTCGATGTTGTCCAACCTTACCAACACCACACCCGTCACCCAGACACTGGTATCAACGTCTACTCCTTCGCCCTTCGCCCTGAGGAGCACCAACCATCTGGAACTTGCAACTTCTCCAGAATTGACAACGCTGTCCTTCAGCTTGTCCTTTCTTCCGGAACTGTCTCCGGAACTGCCACTGCTAAGGTCAGAGTGTACGCTGTTAACTACAACGTGCTTCGTGTGATGAGTGGAATGGCGGGTGTTGCTTACTCCAATTAAGCGTGATACATATTTTTTGTGTTATGTTTTTAAAATAATAAAAAATAATAAAAAATAAATATTCATATGTAAATAATTATATATGAATTAATACTATATAAAAGTTAGTAATTATAATAACACATATGTCAACATCAACAACAATAAATACTTGTACAACACAAAATGATTTATTATTAAAAAATTTGGAAAAGTTTTATGAAAATAAAGATTATTTAAAAAAGATGATTTCTATTATAAATGGTGAATCAATAATTTCTTTACGAATAGTAGATTGGTTTGTTACAAATTATGCAAAAAAGAATTTTGTTGTTTACGATATTAAAGATGAAAATGGAGATAAAGTAAGATTTAAGGTATATAATGATTATAAATTGAAATTAAAAGCATATAGTAAGAGACGATTTGATCCATTTTGTAGATGGGAAAGAATATCTTTTCCGTATGATGAAAATAAATATGTTGAAACAACGATAGGTCAATTGAATTTTTTTAAATGGTCAATAGAGAATAATATTATTGATTACATACAGACAAATTATAGTGCAATAGATGAAGATCAATCAGCAAGAAATAGTTCGTCAAAAAAAAAACATGGATCAGTTGATTCATCAGATACAACAAAAACTAGAAAAAAAAGAGAAGAATTGTCGATTTCAGCAACAAAATGTATAAAAAAGGAGAATGTGAAAATAATGGTAAAATTTAATTAAAGCATATTAATAATAAAATGATGACCAATAGACCCTATAAAGTGTAATAAGCAATGATAATTATCTGTATTTGTATTTTTATTTTTATAAATAAGATATCTTTGAAAATATAATAAAAAAATATTTAATAAAAAGCAAATTACAATAATTGAAGTATAAATATCGAATTTACCATTATAAAATAATATTATTGCACCATAAATTGCAACATTGTAAACAAAAAGCCAATCAAAAAACAATACATAATTATTTTTTGTTTCGTGATAAAAAATAGATGATAAGAATAACAATGCGAAACTATATAAATAATAGATATCATTTTTAAAAAATAAGTGAAGAAAATTTGTGAATAAAAAAATTGAACTTAAAGTTTTTTTTTTTAAATTCATTTATTCTTAATATATAAAATAATTTAGTATTTTATACTATGGAAACATTAAATAATCAACATCTTAGTAATGAAATTAATATAATTAATAAAATAAATATATTAATCGACAAAATTGATCATTTAGAATTTAATAATAATTTAACAAAAATCCAAAAAACTTATATGATAATGTTGGAAAGTACTAGAAAATTCTTAGATGATATTAGAAGCCTAAATTATATATATAAAGATCATAATGATTTAAATAAATATATTCAGAATAAAAATAGTGAAATTGATGAATTTATTAGTAATGTAAAAAGAACTAATACATATACATAGGTCTTTGATTACTATTTACTGGTCTTGGATGCACTACAAAATATGTAGGTTTATCAAATACATCTAAAGACTTTAAATTATTCATTCTAGGTTTTACTGGTCCTTTTGGAGTAACCAAATTTGTTGATCCTATTCCAAATAAATCTGATTCTATGTCACAAGCATTGGATGCCAATTTATCTCTACACGTTTTTGCAGGCATTAAACCATTTCCTGGCATATAAACATGTTTTGGATCTCCATATGCACTTAAAGAATTATATAATAAAAAATTAGCGTGTTCACTTCTCTGTTTTTTATAATCACCGGGTGTATTCAAGTTTCTTGTTGAAGCCATTATATATATATTATATAATATTTTATAAAAATTTATTTTTTAAAATTTTAAAATGATTAGAATCTATTGAGAATTCGTTATTCATAAAATCTCTAAAACATAAATGAAAAAAATAAAAATAATCATATGAATATAAAACTGCTATTCCTATGTTTGGATCTTCTGAAAACATCACGTTTGCTGCACTATAATACAAATCATTAAAATATTGGTTTGTTTTAGTTAAATTATAAACATAATCTAATCCTTTACATACTTGATTCTCATCAAATAACATTTCATCTCGTGTTTCATCATCTAAATCTGGTATATTATTTAAAGATGCATCCATATTTGTAACATTCATAGTAAATACATCTCTTAAGCATTGTCGATATTTAAAATTACATTGATAATTAACATCTACATTTATATTGTACATTTTTACAATATAAATATTAATAATCATTCTTCTAAATTACTTTTTGTTTTCTTGATTATTATTATATGTTTCTCTTGTTGGAATACCACCTCTTGTCCATCCGTGAAGAGCTAATTCTTGAATTAAGTTTTCAGGATTAGAGATTTGACTTTTTACATCGTCTAAAAGAGGATATTCACTATAATCAATAAATGTTTTATCCATAATAGTAGAAGTACTCTTCTTTTCTGTTATAACTTCTCCTTGCATTAATTTTGATTCTAAATCAGGATTACTTGGTCCACGTCCTAAATAAGGAACTGTTACAAATGGACGTTGATGTAATTGTAATTTCTCTTCAGCTTCTTTGTTTTCCTTTTTAATAGTCAACATTGAGTCATAATCAATTACTTTACCTGACAAACCACCTAGAGAATTCTTAAAATGAATGTTTTTATTCTTTGTGGCAAAACTTACGTGTGAATCAGTATCACTAAAATAGTTTGATAATTTGTAATCAATAAATTTACCATTTGAAATATTGCGCTGAGTATTATCTGATTTATCAGCACCAATTCTACCTAGATTATTAAAATCGCTTAAACTAGTCATTACTATATACTATATATTATATATATTATATAATCATTTATAAAAATTAATATAAATTATGATTCATTTTGTTCCTTGCGCAAGCAAATAAATTTCCTTCTTTACAAGAAACCATATTACCATAACAAAATTCAGCAAAACTCTTTTGGTCATTTGGTATTCTTGTATTTGGATTTGAATGAAATTGTCTTAAACTTTGCTCAAAAGTATATTGTTCGCCTAAATCTTTGAATAATTTATCTGATATATTTGGTTGATCAGGATTCATTTCTTGAACCATTTTCTTTGATTCTTCCAATATTTGCTCATTTATATTTTCATTAAACGATGGTGGAGCTGGCTTCTTATTTGGATTATATTCATAGTCTGTTACCAAAACATTTGAAAAAGGATTCGATGATGTTGGTTCATCAAACACATCATCTGTTGGCACGTTATGCTCATCTAATGTTTCTTTTACTGGATCTTCAAAATTCTCTAATTCCATTTTATTATTGTAATAATGAATTACATATATTAAAAATAATGTAAACAATGATACCATAACTACTCTTGTATTTTTATAAATTATAGCTAGAAATATGGTTAATATTATAACTAAACGTGTTGTTGCATTCAATTGTTGATTAAACGTCATTGATTCTGTTGGAAATAGTTCATATAAATAATCACTCTTAAATAAGATATTAGGATTTGTACTCCAGAATTCTATTACCTTTTCTTTTTTTTCTAAATCTATTTCATTATTTGAATTATCATATTCTGACATATTATATATTATTATGATATATATCTATTCATTTATAAAAAATTAAAATTAAAAATATATTATATTTTTTTTATATTTACCTCAAAACTATCACATTTTGTATCCTCTGGAACTAATTTTAATACACATTTTGATTTCTTCCCTTTTAATGGCTCTACACAACCTACATGCTTAATTGTTTCTAATCCTTTCGTTATATATTCCTTTTTGGGACATCTTGCTCTAAAATGTTCATATCTCTCTCTAACATCATCATATGATAAATTTGATTTTTTATTCAACATAGTATTTACCACCTCGTGCAAATTATAAACATATTTTGAAAATGTATATCTCGATTTCATATTATCCATTTTTAAAGGAAGTTGTTTCAAGTTTTTTCTAAAATTCTCTCTACATTTACCACAAGGTAATATGTATTTTAAATTTGTTATGAATTTTTTATAATTTATTTTATCTTTGTATGTTGGTTTTACTGGATAATTAAAACTAATAGTATGCATAGTATGCCACATACTTGGACCCCATATACTTGTCATCATACCATCTTTACTATTGTATTGTTTTAAGGTAAATCTATGCTTTTTTTGTGTTTTTTTTTGTGTTTTATTTTTTTGTGTTCTCATTTGTATTATTGTGAGATGTTTTTGAATGATGTATTTTTTATTTGTTTCTATTCCTAAATATCATATTTAATTTAACTTCTTCTCTAATTTATCCAATAAATCTGGACCATATAATAAATTACCTGTTGGTTTATAATCTTTTACCGATAAATATTTCTTATCATCTTTCTTATCTTTATTTGGTAATTCATTCATCATTCTCTGATTTGGATCGTTTTGATTCATTTCATCATTATCCACTTTATCTAACACATTCCCTCTTTCATCTACTATTATTCCAGTTTTCTTTTTTATCTCTGTTCTCACATAAGATGGAACCCAATTGTGCCATGAAACAAACAATGTATTTGGATGAATATATTTTGTATGAAACCCATTCTCATTTAATTTATTTACTATATAAGCTATACATTCTGCTTTATCATATATTGGTTCTCCTACTAAATATTCTGGAACTAAATACCAAATATGAGTATCATTTATGTTTTTGTTTTTTGATGTATGTGTTATACGCTTATGAATACGATTTAATATTTTATTAAATATAGATATTTGTTTTAAATCTCTCCTCTGTTTCTTCTCATATAGCTCATCAATATTTATTTTTGAATTTGATTCTTCTTCATTATTAAATATAAAAATTGACGACATGTTTATATATTAATATAAAAAAATATTAATATATAAATGCATAAATGGAAAAAATAATAAAATCTATCGTTGTCTCTGGCGGTGGTCACTCTATTTTAACTTTTTATGGAATTTTAAAAGAATCAAATAAAAAAAATTTTTGGAAACTTGATCAAATTGAATCATTGTATGGAACTTCTGCCGGATCAATGTTAGCTATTATATTAGCTCTTAACATTGATTGGGAAGTATTAGATAATTATCTTATTAATCGACCTTGGCATTCTGTTTTTAATATATCAGCTAGTTCAATATTATCTATTTATAATAATTTCGGTATATTTTCAACAGATTTTATTATTGAAATGTTCAAATCTCTCTTTTTATCAAAAGATATTCAAATCGATATTACATTAAAAGAATTTTACGAACTTAATCACATTGATATTCATATTTATACTACTGAAATTAAATCTTTTGAATATATTGATATTAGTCATACTACACATCCTAATTGGAAAGTTTTAGATGCTGTTTATGCATCTTGTGCTGTACCACTCCTTTTTTATCCTTTTAAATTTGAAAATAAATATTATATTGATGGTGGTGTTTTAATCGATTTTCCTATTGATATAGCTTTACAAAAATATAAAAATGAAGAAATTTTAGGATTAAATAAATATCAAATATTAGAAGAACCTGATTTAAATGAAAATTCTTCTATTTTAGATTTTTTTAATTTGTTATTTAAAAAGACTCTTAAAAAATTACTTCCAAATACAAATTATTCTAATTTTAAGAATATTATTACTATTAATCATAATATGGTTTCACTTGATGAAATGATAAAATATTCCTCAGATAAAAAATTAAGAGCAGAGTTAATTGAAGAAGGAATAGATAAATTTAATGAATTTATTAATAAGGACTCTTAATCGTTTTATTCTTTTTTTTTAATTTTTTATTTTTTCTAGTAATTTTACTAATAGTTGGTGGTTTCTCTTTATGAATTATGGACTCTTTTTCTTCTTTTGATACATTCATATTTCTTAAATTATTTACAAAATCATTTACTAAATTTATTATTGGAATTTCTCTCTTTTTTAGCTTATTTTTTTTAAATATATAATTGTATTTTCTTAACAATCCTTCATTTTCCAAAATAATTTCATAATCATTTATTAATCTTTCTATTTTTATTCTATTATCTATATTTGCTGTAATCATTTCACAAAATAAATTATTAAAAACATCATACAAAGGTTTTGATATTAAATGTTTTGTTCTTTCTAATACGTGCATAAACGATATTCCTAATCCATAAATATCAAATGTATGTAGAACTTTATCCAAAAAATCTTCATAATTATCTACATTTATTTTCAATATTGTTTCATAAAAATTTCTTGTATTTATTAAATTAAATTGTTTTGAATTATTTGACTCTTCATAAAATATTTTCATATTTGTTGTGATTTTATGATCCTTATTTTTCATTATTTTTTTTATTATATCTTTTCTATTTTCTATTGATTTATTTGCTATTCTTATATAATCATCATAATTAATTAACATAAATTCAAAAGGAAAATACCAATGAGATACAGCATAGGGATAATTTGATTGTTTTGCTTGTTCTTTTATACTTGATATTTTTGTCATAAAACCAAAATCTATAAAGTTTAATCTATTTTGTTCTTCATTGTAAACTATATTTAATGGTTTTAAATCATGATGTATAATATCATTATTCATTAGTTCCTTTAATCCAAACAATAGTCTATGACATTCAATCCAAAACATTTCCATTATTTTTGTACTTTTTGTATTTTTTGTCATTTTTTGCATCTTATCTGCAAATGCTTCTAAAGTAAGCCCTCCATCTTTCATTATTAATAGACTATAATCATTTATATTTTTTGATGTAAAATCCTCGCATTTATTTATAGCTCTTTTATTTGATCTACTTGAACTTGGATTACATTTATCTGGCATTCCCAAATAATAATTCTCATTTTTATCTACACGACTTATATTATAAAATTCCTGTAATTCTTCATTTGCGTGATAATGTGTCATTAATTTTGATACCTTTTTTTTTTCTATTTTTTTATTTTTACATTGTAAACTTGGTTTATGTACACAACCATATGTTCCTTCTCCTATTACTTTACTCATTATATATTATATTATATAATGATAAATTTATTTATTTCAATATAGATTGCACAAATGTCTCTAAACCTTTGCTTGTGATTTTAGAATCAAAATCTATTACGTTTTTACCTTCTTCTCCTTCTGTTATTAATTTTATTGTTGGATACCCCTTTATATCAAACTTATCTCTTAATGCTTGATTAGCTGCTATTTCACTATCATCATTATCTGCATCATCTGTACAATCTACTTCTTTACAACTCAATTCATTACCATTTATAACCTTCTTATCATATTTTTCTTGAAATGCCAACCATTCGGGTTTAGCCTTCTTACAATGTGGACACCAATCAGCGTAGAAAAACATTATTTCTGCTTGACCTTTTCTATTGTTTACATTTGCAACATCTTGATGTTTTTTATTTTCTAATACTTGTTTTCCATACATTAAATATGCTTGATATCCACCATACAAAAACACTAATATTATTAGAAATACCAAAATATATAAATAATAAGGTCTAAAAAATTTCTGAATAGATTCTATGATTTTGTACATAGTATATTATAAATTTACAAAATAATATGTTAATATAAACTATAATAATGGATATACCTAAAATTATTTTTATTGTTCCTTATCGAAATAGAGAGCAACATCAACTTTTCTTTTCTAAACAAATGAAATATGTTTTAGAAGATATATCTAATTACAAAATTCTTTATATTCATCAAAAAGATGAAAGAGAATTCAATAGAGGTGCTATGAAAAATATTGGCTTACTCGTTATTAAAGATCTATATCCTAATGACTACAAAAATATTAATCTTGTTTTTAATGATGTTGATACTATGCCTTTTACTAAGAATTTTTTAAATTATTTTACTAAACCTAATATTGTAAAACATTTCTATGGATTTAGGAATACATTAGGTGGTATTGTATCCATTATGGCTAATGATTTTGAAAATATTAATGGATTCCCTAATTTCTGGTCTTGGGGATATGAAGATAATGAACTTCAAAATAGAGTATTACATCATAAAATGACTATTGATCGATCTCAATTTTATACTATATTAGATAAAAATATTCTTATGCTGACAGATGGTATTCATAGAATAGTTAATAAAGATGACTTTAAACAATATAAATTCAAAACTAAAGAAGGTATAGATTCTATAAAAGATCTAACATATGAAATAAATGGTGAATTTGTTGATGTTACAAATTTTAATACCGGTAGAGAAGAAAATAAGTATACTAAATCCTCTTATGATCTTAGAAAAGGTAATAAAGTATTTAGTAAAAAACCTACTATAAATATGAGTTTTCATTAAAAATTACAATTCAAGCCTTCTATAAATTTGTATGTTACACCTATACTATCATTGCTTTCCCATATTCCCGATATCTTCAATACAACATTTGATAAATTCTTTGTATCTTTTCTATATATTTTTAAATTACCATCACCCAATGTATTTGATAATGCATATGTTTCTTTTTTGTTAATACCATATAGAATTTTATAATAATTCAGCATATCTTTTTCTAATTTGAATATTTTTGATATGATAAAATTATTATTACTACTTCTTTCTAATTTTATATATGACCTATTATTTAAATGAGATGTGGTTATTAATAAACTAAAATTTATATTCAAAAATAATCCTATTGTAGTAAAATATTCATTTGAATACAATAATTTAGTAAATTTTCCGTCCATCATCATATTCTTCTTCTTATCTAAAAAATGGACATTGTTTTTTTCATATTCATCTAAATCATATATGATATTCATTAATATATCACATATGTAATTTCTATATTCCTTTATTCTCCTAATATTTTTTCTAATTTCTCTAAATCTTCTATGCTCTTATCTGTTTCTTCTTCTACTTTTTCACTTTTTTCTTCTACTTCTTCTTCCTCCACTTCTTCCTCCTCAACTTCTTCCTCTTCTTCTTCTTTATCAGTTTCTTCATGACCTGCACCCTCTTTCATACCTTCTTTACTTGGCATTAATTCACATAATAACATTCCACTAAATATTAGAATAATAACTAAAAGAACACAATTTTTTATTGTAAAATTAAATTTCATTATATATTATATATAATATAATATATAAAATGACAACGGTATTTCATAAAAATAAACCTGATATTAAATGGAAAGGTAACACTTTAAGTCAATTATCTTCATCTGTTAAATTGAACTCTCGTACTACTTCCAGCAATAATGACTTTTTTAGAGCTCAACCTATGAAAAATTATAGAAGAGAAATATCCTCTCAAACACCCTCTTGCAATTATAGAATATCTGTTAAAATTGATCAAATTAACACTCCTGGAGGATTATCTACTACTAATAGCTCTAAAGGTTTAGCAATCACTGAAGATATTCATTTATCTCAAAATAAATCTTTCTATCCTAATAATTCAATCACTTGCAACAATTTGAATGCTAATGATCCTGATCCTAATACTACTAGTACATCTGTTAATACTTTAGATCCTGCTAAAAATGCCCTTAGACGTCTTAGAAGTTCTGGTATGACTCAAAAAAAATATGACATTCATTCTACTAAAAATTATTATCACGACACTAGACAATACCTTAATAATCGCAACAAATCTTTCCAAAGTAATGAATATTTTAGCGTTAGAAAAGGAGATACTAGTGTAAAACCTGGTTCATACTTAGCTTCTGATAATATTTATAGTTCTAACACCAATTATAGCTGCGAAAAATTTACTCTTTCTCAAGATACTACTTTCAACTATAAATGGTTCGATTCCGTTACTTATAATGTTAATTTACCAAAAGGTATGTATGATCTAGGTGATCTTAATAATGTATTACATAATGCTATGGCTAATAACAATCATTTTATTACAAAATTACCATACAAAAGCAAAGAATTTTTTCTTAAATTTTTATACAATAAAAATAATAATACATTAAGCATCGAATCCGTTAAATATGACACTAACATTCATAATGCATATCAGTATGATTTGGTTTCATTAAATATTCCTAGTACTATTAACCAATTTTATCCTACTATTGAAATTTTAAATAACGAATTTTTATCCATTTCTGGATTTCCTGTTGGTAATTACCCAACTGATATTACACCTACAAGTGATTATGCTAAGGTTACTCAAGGATCCTTACCATCCAAAATTCAAGAACTTTATTATCAAATACATTATAAACCAAAAAATTATCAATTTGCCACCAATGCTGCTGTGTCTTCTAGCTCTCTAATTGCTAGAAAAAAATATGATAATATTACTAATGTTGGATCTAGCTTTAGAACAGCTTTTGGAAAACAAAGTATGAATGCTATTGCTTATGGATCTTCTGAATATGGATACACAATTAAGGATAAAATTGGATATCCTATGACAGAAACACCCGTCTTTAAAGATGGTCAACTTTGCAAAGTAAGAAAATTTAAATATAGATTAGCTTAATTCTACTTCATCATTTGATAAAAATACATTTGTTTGACTTATAACGTTATGTGGAACGTTATATTTTGTGCACCAAGATGTACTCCTTTGTATATTATTTTTAATTAGTTGATCTATTTTTTCACTATTATTTGAATTATTTATTAAATTTAAAGTATTATTTATTGTCTCTATTTGTTGTTGACCAAAAATTGCATTATATTCTTCCAACTTGTTTATAAAATAATTTGAAATAGTTATATCGAATAAACTTTCTATATATTCGTCTTCTTTGAGATCTATTATTTCTTTTAATACTTTCTTAATGTTTTTAGTATCCAAATTATTAAATAAAAAATTTTTACATATTATATATCTCTCTGAATTTGCATATCTACTTGTTTGAGGCTTTGAAATATATACTTCACCATAAACTGATGATAATAAATACAACATATCAATAGTATGCTTCATAAAACTATCAAATATTTTTAATATAAAACTTCCTCCCATTTTTTGTAAACATATTGCATAACATATTTGTCCATACAATAATTGTGTTATATTTATTTCTTGACTATTAAAATCCATTGAAAAATCAAATCCTCCATCTGCTGTTATTATATCAAATTTTTCATATTTATCAATTATATCTTCCAAATTTTCATATGATAATATATTTCCTGTTTTATCTTTTCCTGTTTCTATATAAACATTACTATTTGCCTTCAAAAATATTTCACTTTTCTTCCAAGCTGGTATATTATAATCATCATTATTGTCCAATAATGTAATTCCTACATATTTATCCAATTTATTTTTTCTTTTATTCACTAATGCCTCTATAAATCCACCAGGTCCCTCTGCCAAATGAAAAGTATTTATTTTTTCTTTACTCATTTCTACTAAATTAAATGTTTCTATTATTTCTATCATCTTATAATAAGATCTTGATAATGGCTTATATTTTGATATACATTTATTCTTATTTGGAACGTGAGAATTAATATATTCAAATGGATTTGTATATTTCTTATATAAATCCCACTCTTTCTCATAATTATCAATATTTATCTTTATATTATACAAATAATTAGACAATGAATTCGATATATAAGGTTCGGGTTTTTTATTTGTTTTAAAACATTTTAAAGATTGACTTGTAAATGGATTCACATTTGGTAATAAAAAATATATCATAATAAGCTTGTATTATTATAATATTAAACAATTAGGTTTAAATGTTTTTTAATAGTATTATTAATTTACTATTTTAATCTTTTTCTTTACTATTTTCTTTGCTTTTATCTTTATTTGTGGTTCCTCTTTTTTATCTTCTTCTATCTTTATAACTTCTTCTTTTTTCTCTTCTTCTATTTCCTTTTCCTCACTTGGTTCTGAAAATACATTGTTCATTATTTTCTCTGCATCTACATTTCTTACCTTCTTAAATATAAAATAACGATTCAAAAATGATATTGTTCTCTCATTATCATCCATTAATGTAGCACTTTTATAATTCTTTTTCAAATCCTTATTTTGTTTTATTTCTTCCATTAAATATGCATACAACTCTTCAAACATTCCTGTTCCATTTGGAAAATTCATATTTTTTGCCTCTTCTTCGCTTATTAACACAAATCCATAATTTTCCATTATTCTTTCAAAATAATTAAAATTTACCAAATATTCACAATATGTTTTTCCTATTGTATCCTGAAAACAATTTATTGCATACCCCAAACTTGTCTCATCATTTGGAAATCCTGTTTGTGAATACTTCTTTGTTAATTGATATGTTATTTTATTATTCTTTTGAAATAATATTGATTCTTCCATATTTTTATTACTTAATAAATTAAACACTTTCAAACCATCATAACAACATCCTATAAAATAACCATTTGTCTTTGTACATTCTGCCAAATTTCTCACAAAATTGTGTAATGTTTTTCCATTTTCAAAGAAATAATGTAATGAAAATTGACACGATGATACTTCAAAACCATCTACTCCTTTTCCATAATTTTTATAAACTCCCTTTCCTAATACATCAATATCTTTTGTTCCATTTCCAAACACTGCTAATGCTATTTCTTCATCCTTTTTACTTCCAAATGGTTGTTTAAATGCATCTCCATTTCTTATATTTTTTGCACTATTTCCATTTATAAATAATCCACTTGGCATTGTCTTTCTATCTTTTAATTCATTTAAATATCTTGCACAAGCACCACGCATTCTATTATGGATGTTATCACGCGATATATCTATTCCTAATACAAAATCCAATTTTGCTTGAATCCACTTGTGTAAATCACCTCCTTGACCTACTGAATAATCAATTAAATTATTTTTACGTTCAGATACACTTGTAATCAATT